AACTTTTGAGCGATCTCTGTTGATAGCGCCTGGAGTACGCATACCACGTGAAGCATAGTCTCCAGCAATTCTTCTAACCGCTTCTCCGCGCTGCTGAGTTCTAGCACCTTCGTTAGCTTGGAAAGCATTCTGAGCAGCGTTTATGCCGTAGGTTGCTTGAGTTAAACCAGGAGCGTAAGTTGAAAGATAATAGTCCTGCAGCGCACGTGAGTACTGTGGACCGTTTAGTATGTTTAGCAGCTCGTTATCGGCTGAAGCCGCACCAGTCTGGGCTACTGTAGTTGCCATTACTCAAACCTCGCATAATTAGGACTTGCATACTGTTTTCCTTGCCCAGCTTTTATCCGAGCTTGGAGAGCGTTGAGGCGAACCTTACGCTTTCTGTCTCTCTCCGAGTATCCAGTTTTGTCAACTGGACCCATCGTAGGGTTGGACCGTCCCGATCCGTAAACCTTGTCACCAGCTGCAAAGGCATTAAATCCCGTCTTAGCCATTACGTAATCCTGTCTGACGACTTAGCCTTCATCCCGATCATGGGAGTAATGCTAAATATCTGAGCTGGTGATGTAACTATCGTGCCATCGCACTCAAGATACAATTCAAAGTATACCCTACGAAAACGCACTCCGTTGTCTAGCTTTAGGCTATTACGCTGTTTTGAGGTAAACCCGTTGTCTATTTCGGTAGTTATACCCCTATATTCTACCTCGGTGGGGTTATCCCAATCGGCATCTGGGTCGTCCCAAGGAATGTATTTAGTATCACCAACAAAGTCTAGGCTTACGTCATCCCAGGTTGCGTAGCTGTAAGACACTGAAGCTGGAATAACTACAGTCTTAATGTTGCCAGCCGCGATCACGTCGGCAGCCCACCAGTACAGTCTTTTCCATTCGTTAGGTGTATCAAAGTCAAAGATTCTTGTACGCAGAACACACTTGATAGACTCACTGCCAATAGTGCTGTGAGTGTGATCCACTATTTCATAGACCTTCCATTTGGCAGAGTTTGAACTACCAGACACTGCGAGCGCAGTCTTAGTTTCTCCAATGTTGTTTGAGGGAGTAGGCACTTCAATACACTTAGCAAACTCTGTGTCTGATAGCCAGATAGACCAAGTGTTAGTCTTAATCTGGAACACGTAGAGCGAGCCACCAAAATTGACAATAGCCCTAGATCCAAGGATAGACACGGAGTATCTTATCTTTAGGTTGCTAGAGAATGGCTCTTCTTCAAAGCGAACCTTCTGATCATTAAGGGAAGTAAAGTTTCCGTTGTAGTAAGCGTAGAGCTGATCTCCGCTGAGGACGAGTAATCCGTTCTCATAGTTAGCAACGCAGCTTTGATTTTCAGCGCCTATGCCTTCTTGTAGCTTAGACATGGTTCCATTTTCTGGTAAGCCCGAAAAGCTAAAACGGTAAGTGGATGAGTTTCTAAATACTGTAATTCCGTTATAACCAGAAACCATACAGGTTATCCATTGTCCGTCTCCAGTGTTAACTAGAGTGAAGTTATTGTTTGTGTCCCACCAGCGCCAGTCTTGCCCAGGGGATAGCTCTACTTCACCAGCAATGTTTGACCAGTAAATTACGGACTGAGTTGCTGAGTTTAATGGACCAAACAAAAACAAACGCTCTTGGTGAAGTTCAATTCCTCTACCTGCAGGCATGGTTGCAATTGTTGAAGTGTTAGATCCAGCTACAGTCCAAAGTCCTGTGCTGGAGTTATAACCTGGAGCTCCGTTAGGCCCCCAGTACGCGCCTGCACCATTTGTGCGACACATGATTATGTAACCTTGGTATTGAACAAAGTCAGCAGCTGGGAAAGTCCAGATCTGAGTCCACGCCTCAGTAACTAGGTTATATACATAAGTCTTGGTAGGAGAAGTGTAAACACCAAAACGGTCGCCATCTTCTTCGATGTAGTAACCGAGTAAATTAAAAAACACTCCAGCTTCAGGATAGGCAACACCTAGATCCGCAATAGGAGGTCGAGAGGACAGTGCACCAGTAGGTGAAAACTCTAGGTTCTGAAGAAACGGAACTTCGTTCTGAGCAATAGAGGACGGGTCCCAGTAGTTATTTAAACCACCTGAGAAGTCTTTTATCTGCGCTGAACGCTCTCTTACTAGGTTAGACATAATCAGCTGGGTCAGGTGAGACTACAGGGTAAAGGTCAGACTGGGAGATGTTCTCCTTGTAGTGAAGTCTGTCTAGCCCGTCTCTGAACTGACCTAGCTTTAATTGTGCTGCTGAGTAGTTTTCATCGTATTCCAAAGCCTGAGCCATGCAGTAGTTTACTAGCTGGTTTACATACCTGTCTGGAATACCTAGTACGTCGTTGTAGCCACTTACTTGAGTAGGCATCTTGACGTATTCCATCTTTAGACCATTTGGAAAACTTTTCTGTGGAACTGGGTAAAGGGTGATAACGCCACCACGCTCATACCAAAGCTCAGGGTAATCCCCGCGAGCTGCAAGGGTTGGGTCAGTAGCAAGAATAAAGTCCCTAGCACCTTGAGGTGATAAGTTCCTAACAGGGCGACCCTCTACGTAAAGAGCCTCTATGTATTGAACCTTGTCTAGGGGAAAGGTGTACTCAGCTTGGTTAGCAACAATGCTGCCCAGTTTCGTGTCCTTTAGGATCGAGTTGTTGTTTACAATTTCTTGCTGTCCGTCGTTAATCCAGCGGATGATGGTTTCATCGTTGATCTGCGCTCCAGAAGTGTCTCCAAATTGAGTCTTTACGCGAGTGATTACATCACTTACGAGTTTAGTAAATAGCTCTGCTGGCATTACTTCCTAAGTACCTTTCCATCGTGGCGGTATTCATTCTTACGAGAACTCATGACTGACTTCATCATGTCCTTCTTTTCCTCCATCCATTCTAGCTCACGCTTGGCCTTCATGGCGGCTTCTGCCATCTCTAAAATTCTGAGCCTGTTTACCTTTGAATCCTTGTCATGCATGTTGTTTTCTACAAGCCATGCAACTAGCCTCTGATCCACCTCGGACTCTCGCATGTACCTAATTACGTAAGGAGGTAGCATGTGAGGCTCATCTACTAGCGCAAATGGTCTCTCTGGATCAAAAGCGGGGTGAAGCGCGTCAACTCGGATCAGCCTAACTGTAGGGAAAAGGTCGCTAATTACCTCGGCTACCCTGCGGTGATCGGTTGAGTATAGTCCGTCTATTTTGTCAAATTCTATGTAACTCATATCATCTCCTGTCTCTATTATAAAGTAAAACCCGTGGGGATAGATGAGACGGGTCTATCCCCACGGGCACTTAGCTGTTTTTTACTTCTCGGTAATGTTAGTCATAACAGCGTGTGCGTTACGACGGTATGTACCTAGCTGAGAGTACTGGAAGTAGCGAGCTTCGTATGCGTCAGTGTCAGCGACACGTGACCACATAGAACCATCGCGGTCCATCCATGCCCAGTCGCGCTTGCGGTTAACCACAATCTCTTTCGAGCTTAGCGCGTACAAGGTGCTTGGCGGGGCAGCGTAGTCAGATACGAACTTGATTGGCTTGCCAACCGCGTCGAATGTGAATGCACGCTGTCCACCCTCAAGGGTTGCGCCGTTGGTGAACTGGCGTAGACCCTGTAGAAGATCCCAGTAAGCGTTGAAGACTCCAGGGGATGCCAACATTACGTCAACGTCACCGCCCTGCTTGTCTACTTTCTGTACTAGGTTGATCAGTGCCAACTCAGTTAGAGTTCCAGTTGATACTCCTGGGGTTCCAAGAGCAACCTCTGTTGCGCTCCATACTGGGTAGCTAGCTGGGTCGATTTCGTGTAGTTCGCCAGTAGCCTTAACGATTGCACTTAGACCAGTCCACTCCTTACCAAAGGAGTTTACTCCGTTGGAGGAACGAACTAGGAAGTCGCCAGCACTGATGTTAGTGTTGAAGGTTCCTAGAGTACCAGTTACTGTGATTACGTTAGTGGTTTCGTTGATCGCTACGATTTCTAGCGAGCTTGCTGCACCTGACTGCTGCTTTACACCAGTTACTGGGTCAACCACGTCAAAAGTCATTCCGACTTGTAGGAAGTGGTCGGTGTCAACGGTCAATGTGGTAGAAGAAGGCTGAGCAGTAACAACCGCTAGCTTACCTGAGCCATCTCCGTAAACCTGACGGTTTAGGTCGTTAGCTAGGTCCTTCTTTAGACCATTGATTTCGTTGTCAACAACGTTGATGAAAGCCTGGTAGTCTTCGACTGCCTGCTCGAATAGCTGACCATCTACTTCAATCGAACCGTATAGGTTGGTTAGGTAAAGGTGAGCTTGCTTGTACTTCTGTGCGCCAGCTACTGGTAGCTTCTCGCGAACTCCACGGGCACCAATTCCTTGGTTGCGTCCGATGTGAGTGTCGAAGATAACTTCCTTGCCGTTGCGGGTGATGTTAGCAGACGATGCTTCGATGAGCTGTAGCGCAGGGTTTTTGTCCCTTAGCTGCTCGTGAAGGTCGCCGTACACCAGCTTGATAGCTTCTGACGCAAAGGTCAGAATTGACTGTCCTGCCATGTATATGACTCCTAAATAAATTAAGTGGGGGGGATTGTTTGCATCGTCTGGCCCTGACTCGAATGGCTGTACCAAAGACCTTTACAGGATACCACAATTGTTCCAGTATCTAGCTACAAAAAAACCCGCCGAGTAATCGACGGGTTTTTTATTTGGAGACTATAGCGAATTTGCTCCGCTGCTAGTCTGCCTTTTAAACATTTCGTATAGCATTTCCTTCTTGGCCTTGCTGTCTTTTGGTACTTGCAACTGCTCGGATGGGATACCAGCTCCGCCTCCACTGCCAATAACCACTGGCGCATCAGCCCTAGGAGCTCCGCCTTTTGCTGCGTAGCGAATGCCAGTTAGCTCAGCCAGCTCTCTAGCTGCTGTATATACGGTTGCGTTCTCGTCAGTGTTTAGCTGAACTTCAAGGATCTTTAGAATCCTGCTCATCTGAGCATCTGAAATCTCATACTTTGAAGATAAATCCTGAATCTCAGTTTCAAGCTGCTGTTGCTCAGCTTTTACGTCTGCCTCAAACTGAATTGACTCAATGTAGTCAGATTGTTCCTTGAGTTTTGCATC